TCCAGAGAGGCGGAATCGACTTCACCGTCATCAGAGACATCGAAATCGTCGAGATTGATATACAGAGCTGCATCTGTAGGGTCAGCGAGCTTTCCCTTTGCGGCAGCTTTCAGTTCCGAACGAAGAATGCGAACATTTGCCGCTTTCGTCGCTTCCTGTTTCGCTTCAGTGCGGGCCTGCTCAAGAGCCTGCTCTTCAGCAGGCCTGTCCTTCAGCGCAGCTTCCGCTTTGAAGCGATCAAGTTCAGCCTGAGTCTCTCGGGCTAGCGTTTTGGCGGCATTGCGCTCAGCCTTCATCGCATCGAGAGCTTTTTTGCCAGCGTCCCCAAGAGCATCGCTCTCTGGTTCGGTTGCTTCTATGGGCTGTTCGGTTTCAATCTCAGGTTTTTCAGGTGTCTCTTCGGTGGTCGTTTCCGACATAGGAATTGCTCCTTAGTGGGGGTGATGTCGCATTGCGCGACCCATCCCGCCGTAAGAGCGGGAAGTCAGATAATGCCGAGTAGCCCGGCAAGGGTGCGCACCGATGTTGGTGCGGTAGGGAGCTTCGAGACCTCTGTGTAATACGAGGTCTCCAGAAGGCGAAGCTCTTCAGGAGTAATGGGACGCGGTTTGGTGTACTTATCAGCCGAGTTCGCGCCAATTGATTGCGGCCAAACACCAGTGCGGCCCACATCAAGACGTATTTTTGCGTCATACAAACGACGTTCAGCAGCAGTCATCGTGTACCGGTTCAACGGGTCACGAACCCCCGTCTTACGAGCCTCAAGAACAGCGTTCGACGCGGCACGGCCTTTGCCGCCTTTACCGAACTGCCCGAAACCTTCAACCTGGCCTCGAATGTTGCCGCCGCGCACCTGCGGGCCAGTGATATACCCTTCGCGTTCCATCATTCGGATCGCGTTCGTGCGAGTACCGGCGGTACGGAAAATGTCATCAATGGTCATTTGAGACGGGGTGCCAAACTTCAACGCACCTTTAGCCGTCGCAAGTCCGCGACCTTTAAGATTCACGACCCGGTAGATGTCTGCACCTTCACGGATCGCACGAGCCTCAATGCGACCGAAGGTTTTCTCTTGAGCTTCAGGGGATAAAGATTTGAAGTAGGCGTATGGATCAGTGCGTAAATCCCCGCCTATGTCCTCAGATGCGGGCACGTGTCGGCAATCGCAACGCGGATGGCGAAGAAAGCCCTGATTCCACTTGAAATATTTGCCCGCGAGGATCACACACCGCTCACAGGAGGGCGGGTTGAGCATCCGTACATACCCGGTCAACGTTGGTCGTTGAGCAATGTCCACAGACACAACCGCTCTACCCGTATCGGCCATGACCGTCAACAGCATCGCCGTCAACCATCTGCCGCCCAAATCCAAAGCAGACGAAACACTAGAACCGCGTTGAACCCCGATTTTTGCTTTAATCACCGTCTCATCAAGCAGCGAACCCATAGGTCGTCCGTCAGGAGCGCTGGAAAGAAAAACGGAAGGATTCACCACACCAACAGGTGCGGCAACTTGACCTGTTTCTGCAAGAACAGCGCTCGTGTAACCGAGCGAAGAAGAAGCTGCGGCAGCACGCCCCAACTGAACAATGTTGAGCATTTCAGGACGAATATCAGCCCAGGACGAACTAAAATCCGGTCCCATCCGCTTCCACAGCTTTTTAGCGCTAGCCGTTGTAATAGCGGCTATCTGCTGTTGGAGTTCGTAATAGTTATTGGCTGATTGGAGCGTTCGCAATTTGGGTTAGCTCCCTCGTTGCTGCCGTCAGTTGGGGGTCGTTGCGTTCCGCTTCAGACATGGCCATGACCCGCTCAACCTCTAAAGGTTCCATGCCATCAAGCTCCATCAACTTCTCAAGCGGATAACCTAATGACTTCTTTTTCAGGAGCGCATCTGCCAGTTGTGCCTCGGAACGGATTTCAGGGTCCATCCAGGTGATTGTTGCTAGACGTGTTTGTTGGGCAAGAGCTTTATCGCCCATTGCTAAAGCGATCAGCCGATACACTTCACGTAAAGCTGGGGTGGCGAAACTTTGAAACTCGAGAGTCTTCTTGACAAGCCCAATCTCAGACGCTTTCAAACCCTCACCGTTCACATTCGACATACCCGTTTTACTAACCAAATATGTCGGTGGGGTGCGGGTTTGGGCAGCAATATGACCGACACCGACCTCGATAGTGTCGGTGAAAATCTTCAAATCAGCGGCAGGCCACGAATCAATCGACGTGTCAGCGCCCGTTAAATACAGGAGACGTTTCTCCTGCAAATCCTTAATATCGACCGGTTTCTCACCGATCTTCTTACCAGTACTATCCAGGATGGGCATTTTTGGTGGACCCTGATGCAAAACCACCCGGGCAGGCATAGAAGCGTAATCAGCAGCCAAAAACAGGTACGCCCATAACAGGTTGATGGCATCCTGCATTGGAATGACACCCTGAATTTCAGAAACCGGGTCGCCGCCCAAAATTGGACGGTTAGGAACCTCCACCACCGGCACAACACCCATCGGATTCACCAAAGGCCACGGTTCGAACCCAACCTCGCGAGGAACCCAACCACCATCAACAACGCCAACTTGGCGTGCCTGTTCAGCCTGTGAGTTTCGCTCATTGACCACCCCGATACGGGGGCGTTGAAACTTCCACACAGACTCAGCGGTATAAAGAGTCGCGTACTCGTTCTTCTCATCAACCCACGTTTTCAACGCAGCTTTACGAATCCGAGGATTAGCCCAGTCATACTCAATCTCAACATTCGACGAATGCTCCCACGTAACCAAAGGCTCATCCGTGGACGTATCACCCCACACGATCACAAACGACCTAGAAGTGATAAGAGAAGTCACAAACCCTTGAGAAGACTGCACTTCCATCTCATTGAGTAACCATTGCTCCCACAGCTTCTTAGCCGCAGCATCGAAAACCTCATCGGTACCCAACTTGATACCCGTATGACGGATACGCTCAGCCTCAGCATCAACCACCGGGCGACACCAGTTATCCGAAAACTTGTCATACCTGGCCGCGTTCGCTTGCCGCCACTCATCAGTAGCAAAAGACAGAGGTTGTTTGCCGTTGTAATAATCCTCACGAGTGTCATTATCAGGACGCCTAGACGCAAGACGCGCATAAATCCGGTTCACCAAATAGAGGGCTTCGGTAGCATCCAAAGGGAAGCCTCCTAAAAATAGACGTATTCGTATTCGTCTTGGGTGTACCCGGCAGCGATCACATCGCCAGCCGCCTCATGGGCAAGAACTGATGACATAGCAAGGTCAATCTTTTGCGTCTCTGACGCCTTAAAAATGAGGTACGTCTGATTTGGACGGGCAACCTCGACCGCGTTGCGAATATGAGTCGCAACCGTTTCGTCACCGTCATGAGTGAACGACGACTCGGGGAGCATCACATCGGTTTTCATGCGCTCCAAAGCAGCGTGCATTTGCTTAGGCCGGTATGTTTCCCAACGAAAAACGCGCTTGGGCCATCGAGCCTCAAGCGCGTCAATCTCAGACTGCCAATACGGTGGGTCGCAATACGCGCGAACCACATCGAAGCGTTCGAAAATCTCATCAAACGCAGCCAAAATCTCTAACCGGGGAACACGGCCGTTATATTGTCGAGGATCCCAAATCGTCGGACGCCCATCATGATAAGTGGGAGTGAACTGATACCCGTCAAGAGTCTCAGCCCTGATACCAGTCCAGTCATCAACATCAGAACCATCAAACCCCAACACAATCGGAGTGTTATCAGGCACAACAACCGGAGCAGCCTTCGAAATCCACGCAGCAAAATCAAGCCACGCACCAGACCCAGCAACAATGCGGTTACCGAAAAACCGTTCAGCCTCAGCCTTATCCTTCTGCACCAACTCAGAAGCCTCAGCCTCAATCGCAGCAACAGAAACCCACGGGGCACCCGCATAGTTGAACTGAAACATTTTGTGACGGTCACGCTTGTCACCAAAACTCAAATTCGCAGGCGGTTGACGAAAATCCTTATTAATATCCTTCGAAGTCGACTCAAAAGTTCTCTGAGCAACCGAATCCTGAGAAGGATCCCACGCATTCGTCGTCTCAATCGCCCGACCACCCATACCAGCCAAACCACGACGCTGAGTAGAAGCCAACTTATGACCACCATTAGCTTTGATCCACAACCCGGTCTCATCCTGAGGGGCAAAAGTAACCCGCTGCCCCAACCGAGAGTTAGCCTTCGATGTCACAACATCAATACGCCCACCACCAGGCAAACGGATAAATTCTTCACCAGTGTGCGGAACCATCTCCGCCAACGGACCCAACTCAATCATCGGTCGGAGGGCGTCATACGTGTTATCGGTCTGATCCTCAGACGTAGCCGTAATCTGAATCAACGGAGTAGCCCACGGACGCCCCATCGGCTCACCAGACTCATACACATACGACCAACCACAACCACAACCGAAATCGCGGCAATCATAAACCTCACCACCAAGCGCGAACCCATCAAACAGGACAGGCCCAACACCCTCAGCGCAAACAAACGCACCAATCAGCGGAGACTTACCCCACTTCTGCGCACGCACCAACTGAGACCGCCGAAAAACAAACGCCTCAGCCTTCTGACCA